TTTTATTAATGCTTTAGGCATATCTCTAGGTTTTACCATTTCTATTCCTTTCGCTTTCATGTGGAAATAAATTATACGACAAACTATAATATCAGTTAGTGCATCGTGCCAATTCATATAACCGCCACCTAAAAAATGTTTATATGTTTCTTCTAATTTAGGAAATTTGTAATCGTCAAAATCACTTTCTAATTTTAGAATATCTTTCGCAGTCATCATCGTACAATGTTGTGTTTTAGGCGCTCTAAAATTTTTACCTATGTGATTAAATTCTCTTAACACCATCTGTAAGTCAAAAGAAGTGTTATGAGCAACTAATACATCAGCTTGTGCTGCCATAGAATTAAACATACTTAACACATTTATCAAAGGAAGTCCATGTTGCAAAGCTATTTCTTCAGTTATTTTATGAATATCTGACGCCTCTTTAGGTATTTTCCAACCATCTGGCTGAACTATACACGCTAATTGTCCATGCACTTTTTCTTTTTCATCTGTTAATTGCGCTGCTATTTGAACTATACGAGGTTGATTTTTATCTGTAGCTTCTAAATCTCGCCTCCATAATCCAGTTGTTTCTACATCAAAAAATAAATATTTCATAATTGACTCCAATGATCATTTTTTCTTTTAAACTGACGTTTACCTTTTCTATGTTTAGTATAGATAGGGTCATGTTTTCCCATGTGTTTCGTCTTTCTTTGCGGGACTGTCTTTACTGTTATCCCTGTCTTTAAGTGGCTCGGTGTCTTTGACATCTTTTTTCTCCGGTTTATTGGTTAAGTTAAAAGCTAATCCTTTAACTTTTACTACAACGTCTTTCTTTTCTGTCATAATATCTCCTCTACGTTAGGTTCAGTAAATTCTTCTTTTTGTTTTTCAAACTCTGGTATTACCCATATGTTTACATGCTTTCCCTTTATTTTTTTAGTCTGGTGTTTCGCATTCTTTTCTTTTAAATGTGCAGTTACTTCGTGTAATTTAAACTCTCTAAACCTATGCTTCTCAAGAAACTCTATAAAATCATTTATTCTAAACATAGTAGATCCGTCTATCGTTACAGCTTTACCTCTTAATAAATCTTCTATTGAATCAGAAGATGAAACTCCTGTAGAAAATCTTTCGCATAATTCCCATAGCCTACCTTTATTAGATGAATCTGTAGTTGCTTCGACTAGTTCTACTTTAGACATTAAATCGTTCATCATCTCTATCCATAGATGAGGCGATACTAAAGGAATAGCTTTATCTATATGCTCAAATACCACACGTTGAAAGTTTTTCTGATTAAGTATATCTATTGATTCTAGCGGACCTATTCTTAAATCATCTACAGTTAAGAAATATGTAGGAGGGTCTGTTTGTATTTTTGATATGCCAGTTATTCTAGGCATTGTTCCATTTTCCGATATACCAAACTTACAAGATACACACAACGCCCTATTACAGAATGGTTGAATAGGAGGTTCACTACACATGTAGTTATACGATTTCTTATCTAAAGAAGAAATTACAGTTATTACTTCCTTGGACTTCAACGGCGGTTGCATGTGCTCAAGGTTATAATCTTCTAATTTCTCTTCCCATTCATTAGGAAATGCCTTCTTCGCATACACTCCTAAATTATATAAGGCGTTGTTTCTAGTTCCTTGTGGAAATCCTGTTTTTAATAAATACTGTAAACATGGCGGACCATCTGGTAGTATTTCTGTATCTTCTTTTTTAAAATTTGGTAAAGATATTTTACTAATGTTATCTACTTTACTTTCATTTGCTAATCTTATAAACTCTTTTGTCGTTAATCTTTTGCCATTATAAATACAATAACGTGTCGAAAACTCTCCACCAAAGTATGGCATATTTATCCAGTTTCCAACATCTCCTCTTTCTGATATTATTTTTATTTGTTTAGGAAATATCTCAGCAGACGAATGTCCTAAAGCTGTTGCTATCTCTCTTAATTTAGGTACAACTAATTTAGCTAACACTGGCTCGCTAAAAAATATATAGAGGTGTAAACCTCCACTCTTAGTCCTACATGGAAATATTGATGATGATCCTAGATTCTCGCTAAATTTTTCTAAATCTATGTCATAAATATCTATATCTATTGCTCCCCAATAAACTTTACTGTCATCACGAATAGGTATTACGCCGAGACCTCTCTCGCCTTTTAAGTGTAATTCCCACTCGTGTACAGTTAAAGATTCTTGAACAGTTCGTGCACTGCCGCCTTGCTTTTGGCCGTTATCGCTTTCGGGAGCTAGGTCATAACGGCCATGAGCACGCTCAAGACCTTTGAATAATTCAAAGAAGTCTTGTGCTGACATTAGAACTGTACGTCAGAATCCGTAGATGTATCTGCAGTAGCAGTTCCTTTTCTTACTGATTCAGATAAACTTTTAGCTGCGTTGTATAAATCAAGATTATCAACGGGCTCTGGGTTACCTACTTTATAAATAAACCATGATCCATCTGAATTAGTTTTCTCAATAGTTGATATTGGCCACTTATAATAAAAAGTAGGTGGCTCAACTAATTTACCATTTACATTTTCTCTCTGTAACTTCATACGAGTTACCCAATTACGAGAAACTGTTAATAAAGAAGATGACATAGACATAACTGCTGGCTCAAAAGTACCATCTTTACCTACTACCATAACGTAATGTTGTGCAGTATCGACTAATTGATTTCCATTTTCTAATAAAAATCTTCTTCCATTTTCTTCTTTTTGCGCCTGCGGTTTATTACTTGAGTTGTATATTGTAACTAAACCACCACCGCTTTCTCTAGGTACCCATTCGATAAAAACTTTTTCAAATTCGCAGGGTACAACGTAAAATGTATCTGAATAAAGCTTGTTAGATACAGTATTAAAGACCATACCTTCTTCTGCTCCATCAATATATTTATCGTCTTTCTTTTTTCGTTGTGGACTACCTGATTGTACTAAAGCCAATCTAGGTATCGTCATATCGTCAGAGTTAGCTTTTTCTAAACCCTTACCGACATCGGCTAATAAGTCCTCATTAGGAATACTTAATGCGCCATTCTTCTTCTTTGCAACTTGTGTATCTGACATATTATTCTCCTTTCGATAATTTCACGTTTGCAACTTTAGCCTCGTAAACACTAAAAAATTCTTCAGGTAAATTCTGGCCACTCTGTACCATTTCTTTAACTGTCGCTTTTAGAGTCTGAGGATGTACTGTCGACTTCTCGTCCATCTCTTGTTTAAACGATTCACCGAACTGTTTCTTAAACTTCTCAGCATCTTCATGTTCTCCACGATTGAAAGAGATAGATATTTTATGTTTTATAATATCTCCTAATCCATTATCGTCTAGCCATTGTAACGCCTCGACTTGTTTATCTTTTTTAATTGATGCGAACACGTCATCTTTCACCATAATAACTGTTCCATCTGTTAACTTAAACTGATCCATATGTAGAGATGACATCATTTCTGGTAAGTCATTCTCTCTAATCTGTTTTAAGTTATCTTTTAATTTGCTAATTTCTTCTTCAGCCACACTAATATCGTTCTTTGTGTCTACAAATTTTTTAGCAAGAGTATTTAGTTGTTTAAATTTTTCGTCACTAGGTATTTCTTTCTGCTCTTTAGCATCAGATTCTAACGACTTAAATATATCTACATTACTCATGATTCTTCTACCTTTCTACCTGTCAAGTTTATAGTTACGGGATAATACATCTTCTCTCGTTTATCCCATTTAAGCATTTTAACTACACCTCTATTATTCTCTCCCGCCACCATGCAAGCAATAGCTATTGCTGTAGGGTCGCCAATCGCCATAATATAATCGTTATCTGAAAAACTAGACAATTTTTTTCTACATAGACTTAGTGTAGGTGCAACGCTCAATACAACTTGTGAGCCGAAAGGAAGAAGTGGTACAAGTTCTCCATAGTTACCAGCAGATATTACGCTGAACTTAGGATTCTCTTGAACTACATATACTTTACCTTTCATAATTTCTTACCTTTCTATAAAAAAATATATTTTTATATTATTTTAATATATAGTAAATAGAATAATTTATACAAGAAAGTAGAAAATGAAATTAAAGTTAGACAAAGTACAGAAAAAAGATTTTAAATTTAAGACTAAGCCTTTCGACCATCAATTAGAGGCGTTTAACATTAGTAGAGATAAAGAGTATTATGCTTTGTTTATGGAACAAGGCACTGGAAAATCTAAAGTAATCGTAGATAATATAGCTTATTTATATAGAAAAGGCGAAATTAATGCTGCAGTAATCGTAGCCCCTAAAGGTGTGTATCGTAACTGGCAACTGCAAGAAATACCTACGCATATGCCAGAAGATGTTTATGATTACTCGTACATAGAACTTTGGAAGCCACTAGAAACTAAATCTAATGTAGAAAGATTAAAAAATTTTCTTACTAAACAAACGCATGAATTAAAAATATTTGTTATAAATGTAGAAGCTTTTAGTACAAATAAAGGGTTTCATTATATTCAAAGATTTTTAAATGTTCATAAAACTATGGTAGTAGTGGATGAGTCAAGTACCATAAAACATAGAACTGCTAGAAGAACTAAAAACATTTTAAAATTAACACAAGCATCTAAGTATAGAAGAATACTAACAGGAACACCTATAACACAAAGCCCTATTGATATTTACACTCAGATGACTTTTTTATCTCAGTACATTTTAAATTGTAGTTACTATGGATTTAGAAATAGATATTGCGTGTTAAGACGAAGAACGATAAACATGAAAACATTTCACGAAGTAGTTGACTATCAAAACTTAGATGAGTTACAAGCTTATATAAAAGACCATATGTTTAGAGTTAAGAAAGATGAATGCTTAGATTTACCAGATAAATTGTATCAAAAAAGAGAAATAGAATTATCTCCAGAGCAAAAGAAAATATACGAAACATTACGAAAAAAAGCTTATGTAGAATTAGAAAACGAAAAATCAGTAACAGCTCCTTTAGTTATTACTCGTTTGTTAAGACTTCACCAAGTATTATGTGGATTTTTAAAACATGATGATGGCACTGAAGAATCTATACCTGGAACTAATTCTAGACTTAATGAATTAATTCAAGTGTTAGAAGAAACAGATGGACAAGTTATTATATGGGCTAATTATAAAAGGTCTATAAGAGAAATACAAGAAAAGTTAAAAGAACATTTTAAAATACCCGTAGCTACTTACTTTGGCGATACTAAAGCTGAAGATAGACAAAACATAATTAAGAAGTTTCAAAGTGGTTACTATAAATATATCGTAGCTAATCCTCGTATGGGTGGTTATGGTATTACTCTAACAGCAGCAAATACTGTAATCTATTATGCTAATACATATGATTTAGAAGCAAGATTACAATCAGAAGATAGACCACATAGAATTGGTCAAAAAAATAATGTAACATATATAGACTTTGTAACTCCTAAAACTATTGACGAAAAAATATTTACAAGTTTAAAAAATAAATTGTCTTTAGCGAACAGCATTACTGGCGATAACTGGAAAGAATGGATTTAGCCGTTTAATGGATTAGAAGCTGATTCTTTTATTTCTTCAATCAAAACGTCTTGTAATTCATTTTCTTTTTTAATAATTGCTATGCCTTTAGAATTTTCTTCTATGTCCTCTTCTAATTCCCAAGCATATTCTTCTAACTCTTTTATAGGTGTGCGTAATTTTTTATCTAACTTATCTAAATCATCATTAGATGCTGCTTCTGCTAAAACAGATTGTATTACTTTTATGTCTTTGATAATGTCGCTTGTCATAGCTTTTAAATCATTACTGTTACCTGCTATGTCATTTCTTAAATTATCTAAAACATCATTGTCTAAACCTATTATTGTAGTTTCTAATTCTGTTAATTTTTTTTCTATGTCTGTTAAATCTACAGTTTCGTTTATTACAAATTCTTGATTTTCTATTGCACTTAATCTAGTGTTAAATTCTCCCCATGCGTAAAATCCTCCACCTAAAGCTCCGACTACTCCAGCAAGAGAAGCCCAGTTTGTTAATTTGTTTACAATACTCATTGCTTTAATAGCTTAAGTTCTAACATAATTCCTGCTTTCTGTATAGACAATTCTTCTAGTTTTTTTCGTTGTATTTCTACTGGATCATTTTCAATATACACTGTAAGTGACACATTTTCGTATATTTGTTTAGTATATCCAATAAGATTAGTTTGAATAAAAAAGTCGTTGTTTACTTCGTAATCTAAATTTTCTTCTCCATAAAATGCCATTGTAGAATAGCTATCTAAAGAATCTTGTTCTGAGAACAATGTTACTTCTTTCACATCGACTTTTACTTCATCTACTTTTATTTCATCTATGTTTACAGATTTGTTTACTTTCTTGTCAGCTATCTTAGTTTCGTTTGTATCGTTAACTGCGGTATCTTCGGCCTTCTTTTCGCTTGGACCATCTTCTTCTGATTCATTCTCAGCAGCCTCTGAAACGCTTTCTTTCTCCTCTGACTCGTTTTCCATAGTAGAATTATCTTCTTCAGTAGGTTCATCATTTGTAACCTCCTCTTCAGGTTCAGTCATTTCTTCTTCTGTTGGCTCAGGCTCTTTCATTTCTTTGTTCTCTGCTATTTCCATTTCTTCTGGTTGTTCTTCCATAGTTTCCATTTCAGGTTGTTCTTCCATTTCTACAAATTCTTCTTCCATTTCCATTTCTTCAAACTCACCAGGCATTTCTTCTGCTACAATTGAAAATGCTTCTTCCATATCATCAGGCATTTCTATTATTTCAAATTCTTCTGGCATATCAATTTCTTCTGGAAAATAAAAATCGTCATTAAAATCAATTTCTTCAAAAGTAAATTCTTCTTCAAAATCTGGTAAATCTGGTATGTTATTTTCTATTTCATCTATCGCATCTTGTGCGTCATCATCTATCGGATTATATTCGTCAGTGCTATAGGTCATGTACAAAGAAGTGCCAAGTAAATTAGGTCCTCCTCTTGAAGTTGATGATCCATGACTATCTGTTCCTGACCAAGACCAATCTACATTATTAGCGCCTACGTCATTATGTATAAGTGTATCAGTGTATTGACCACATGCTGCAGTTATTCCAGAAGAATTTGATCCTGGATATCCATTACAATTACCTTTAAATCCAGTTATTTCATTTCTAGTTTGCGATACTGAACTTAAAATATTTCCATCAGAATCTTTTAAAACCATAATAGTTGTATGTGTATCGTTACTTCCAGTTTTACTTTCACAATTACCTTCTACACTTTCACAGTTAGCTACATCTACGTTACTATTTAATGTAATTCCTGTATCTAACATTGATTGAGTAATAGAATTACTGTATAATTTTATATCATCTGCACTAACTGTAGCTGTTCCTGTTACTTCAAAGTCTCCGCCAACATCATATTTATATCCACAATTAGCTTGTCCTGTAGGGCAAGTTATAGTAAATCCATTAAACGATTGACCATTAGTAACGAATCCGCTACCGCCATCATTAATCATATCAGTAGATGATGAATTCCAATCTACTCCGTCACCTGCGTTAGGTAGTAAATTTCCAGTAGTTACTTCTATACTATTCGTGTACGTTGATAACAGGAGAGTCAGCAATAGGCTCAATATTTTCAACTTCATCTTTTTCCTTTAGTGTTAGTAATTCTCTTTCAAGTCTTAATGCTTCTGCTGCTCTTTCTTCTGCTTCTTTTTTTGCAAGTTCAGCTTCTTCTTTTTCTTTTTGCTCTCTTATTTTTTCGTTTACTTCAGTGACTACTTCTTTTCTCTCTAAGTATGTTTCATAGTCAGGTCTTAACATTGGATATGTAGCCCATAACTTTTTAGCTTCATCGCCTATTTTACCAGCAAAAGGGCAAGGTGTTCCTGCAGATTCCATAGCTGCGAATACACGAGCATCTTGACATAGTATTGCAACAGAAGCAACTTTCATACCAAAATCTTGTAATACTTTAGCTAATTTTATTCGTTCACAATTTTCATCTATGACATGCTTTCCGCCAGAAAAACCAACGACACCAGTAGAAAGACTACCGCTAACACCCATACTACAAACATCTTGAGACATGGAAGAATAAGATGGCGAGTTTGCGGAAGGTGGTGGTATATCTGACCCATTGGTAGTTGATGCATTTGATGTTGTTGATGTTGTCGTATTCGTTTGTCCACCGGAATATGTGTTGGTAGTAGTCGATGTATAGCCCCCTGTAATGTTCGTATTACTGCCTGATGTATTTGTTTGACTATTTGTGTCTGTTGCATTTACCTTAAAACAAAAAAGAACAATACTTACGAACGTTATTAATGTACATAAATAATAACGCATTTTAAGATTTTTTCTTTTTAGCTGATTTTTTATTTTTGTTAGCAAAGTTTCTAGCTGCTTCTACTGAGCCAAAACCCCATGCTTTAAGTGCTAGTGCTTTTCGAGTTGGTCTACCCTTCTCGTCTTTCATTGGTCCTTTCATACCAGCAAATCTGGCAGCAAACGATACCCTTCTAGGATTGGTACCTTTCTTTACAGGTGCTTTTAAGTTAGCACCTTTAGCATTAAAAAAAGCTCTGCCCTTTGCAGATAGACCGCCTTTTTTATTTTTGTGTTCTTTTTTCACTATTTTTTCTTTTTCTTTTTAGTCGTACCGTCAGGGTTTCTATTTTTACTTTTCTTTCCTTTTAAAATATCACTATCTACTTTCGCTGCTTTTCCACCAGTTAAAGCTGAGTTTACTCTTGCCATAGCCCATGCTTGTGGAGAAACACCTTTTCTGTGTCCACTAGTTCTATAAGCTGCTAATCCTCTATTGTAAATAGCTCTTACTTTACTTGGCGATACACCTGCTTTTTTTGCTTTGTTAGCAATAGCTGTTGACGTACTACTTGATTTCTTTTTAGCCATACATTCTCCTAAATCGTTTATTGTGTACACTCTCCTTTTTAGAGCCTACAAATTTTCCACCCTTCTTATCTCCAGGTAAAACTCCAGATCCTTTATTATTTTTATTTAATCTTTGTATTGCTTTTTTTCTAGCAGTTCTTGTTTTACCGCTAGTGCCAGAAAGATATTTTTTAGGTATCTTTTTCATTTTTTCTTTTTACTTTTTTGTTGCGCTCTTTTCAAAGCTTTTTCTGTTGGCGCACCCTTCTGGCCTTTTTTTCTCATTTTTTCTCCACGCTTTCTTTTAGCATGAATATTAGCCCAAAGTCCTGGCATTATACACTCCTCATTGTTTCGCTTAACTCTTTAGCTCTATTAGGCGTTTGTTTCGCCCATCTAGAGTCCATCATTTCGTCAGCCGCTGTTTGAAAATCTTTTTTCTCTAAAGCACTAAGCATATTTTTAAACTTAGATACTCCTGTTTCCCCTAACTGAAAACACATTTCTATAATTATTTCTTCTGCTTTTTCTGGTAAATTCATGTTTCCGCATAGTCTATCTGCGCCAGCTATTGCAGTATCGAAATCTATATCGAAATAATGCTGTAATACTTCTTCAGGGTATTCTGTATCATCTTCCCAAGTTTCGTCTTTACGACATAGATGTCCCCACCCTATTGTTCTTTTTCCAAGTGTATCTTTGTACACCATATTTCTGTAACCTTCGTGATGCTTGATTCTTTTTTCTAAATCTTCCATTATTTTTTCTTGAGCATTTTAACTGCTCCTCCTACTCCTTTTATACCAAAGGAAGCACTTATTGCAATGTATAATAAATGTTGATAGTATTCTGGTAATTGCTGTAACGCTATAAACCCTCGTTCTACATGTTCAGTCATCCCTGGAATGAACACCAAAACTGCAGGGACCAAAAGGACTATGAGACTTAATTCATCTTTCCATGACCCTTGCATTTGATCAACTGCGCTCTGTTCCCATGCAACTTTACCAGCAATCTGGTCTTGCTTTAATTTAGTCTGTGCTTTTATTTCTGTAACTTTTAATTGAGCTTTGGCTTTTTTAGTGTCAACAAAACCCTTGACGCCATCAGCGACAACGCCTAGTAAGGGTTTTGCTAACAACTGCCAAACCATTTTCTATAAAGCCCCTATCACTATGATTACAATTATTGCTACTATCGCAGCTTTAATCCAATCTTTCATGCTCCAATCAGACCACTCTTTTAAATGCGCCCATAAATCTTGTAAAAGTTTCATAAAAACTCCTTTGTTATTGTTTCGATTATACTATATTTTCGTTCCAATAACAGTGATTATTGATTAAATCAACGTTTAAAATTCTAACTCCTAGCTCTTTTTGCCTAGTATTTGGCGACCTAAATACTTTACGTTGACATTCTAACAAGTCTTTGTTCTTTCTATGACTAACAACTTTAACGTCAACTGGTATTAGTTTATTGTTTTTCAATATTACTAAATCTATCGGTCCAGTATGAACTACATTATTGAATACTTGATGTCCTTGTTTCAATAACCATTGAACGGCGTAATGTTCTGCAACTATTCCTAATCTAACTTTACTTATCTCGGCCATGATATGTTTGATAAAGATACAATTATACCTATTATCAAACTGACTATACCTAACGCTTTCAATGTTCCTTTACTATTTGCAATGGTAACATTTAAACTGTTAATCGCTTCTGTATTTTTCTCTACTAATTCCTCTAATCTTAAATTTATTTCGTTTTGTCTTTTCCACTTTTCTTTTTCTTGAGCTTCATGCACAGCTAATTCTACCGTTTGTGTACTTAAGTCAGTCATTATTCACCTAACCCTATAATATCTGCGCCTATTTCTAATCCTTTATCAACAGCCCCTACTGTAGCTGCTCCTGTTATTATTGCAGCATCGGTTACATTACTTACAGCTGTATTTTGCCTATCTTCATCAGCTCTAAATCCACCTGCTACACTTGATTCTATTATCTGAGATATATTCATAGCTGTCGTAGAAAGGTTTGCGTTCTTATAAGCATTTTTAAAATCTTCAAACTTATAGAAATTTACAAATCCTCTATTATCAGTTATTCTCATTAGATTAGAAATACCTCTTATTAGAGTTCTGTTTCTATCTAACTGACCAAAGAAAACGTTTTTAAGAGCATCTGCAACTGCAGCATCTCCACTTCTTAACGCAGCAACAACAGGGCTGTAATATTGATCTAAGAAACTAGACATTTCTGTAAAAGAATTAAGCCA